GCCTCGATCTCCGGGGCCACCGAGTCGTAGGCGTGATCCCCATCGAGAAACACGAAGTCAAACGGCGCGAGGTACCGCAGCACTTCCACCGCGACCAGCGACCGGGCCGGCAGCACCTGAACCCGCCCCGTGGCGATGTGGTCCCGCAGGTTCTCCGCAAACGCCCGCATCACGTCGAGCTTGACCGGCTTGTGTGGGGCGTCCTGTGTACCCGTCCAGGGGTCCACGCACCAGACCGTGCCGCTGGTGGCATCCGCCAGTACGCGTGTGCTGCGGCCACGATGACAGCCCACCTCGATCGTGGTGCGGGCCGCCGCCGCCTGCTCCGCGAGCCAGGTCAACTCTGCGCGATCCATCCAGCCGGGAATCGTCTCGGCGCGGTCGAGGACGGCATTCACGAGATCATGCCCCCGGCTGCACCCAGCGCCGCAGGAGCGCCAGTGTTCTGCATGCCCCCGGTGGCGTCTGCCGCGTGCTTGCTCAGCGACTCCTGCTGCGCGACTTTCCCGCCGTGCTTCCCGTCGCCCTTCGCTTCTTCCTGCGCGGCCATCTCCGCTGCCGCCATCGCCTCGGCCTTCAAGAGCAACTGCTGCGACTGCATGACCGCTTCGGGCGAAATCTTCCAGCCCGACTGCGTCAGCATCTCCACCACAATCGGCGCCTGCGGCAACACCAGATCGTCGGCTTTCGCAGAGAAGCCCATCTTGTTGCCTTCCGGCGACGGCGGCGGTGGCTGCACCACAATCTTCGCCGGATCGAGGTGATACTTCCGCAGCAAGCCTTTCAGCAACTCCTGCCGGTTCACGTTCGGATCGTTTGCCAGGAACGAATACAACTCCTGCGACTGCTTCCGATCGACCGCCTGATCCACCCTGAGCGCACTGTCCGGGAGCGCCGTGAACGCGAGCGCACTCGGCACCGCCTTGCGCCAGCCGTCCCACATCTGCGCCCGCTCCGGGCCAATCATCATCGCCGCCTCTTCGAGGGGCAGATACCGCTGCAACAACGTCGAGAACTTCGTCACACCCTTGATGTACTGCTTCAGGAGCACGCCGCGCTCTTTATCCAGCCGCGCATTCGCATTGGCCGCGACAATCTGCTGCTCCGTCGCCGTGCTCGAGCCGCCCGACTGCACACCGGCTCCGCTCGAATCGACCGCCGTCGTCCGCGAGATGTCGTTGTCGATGTAGTCATTCGACGTGAACGACTCCCGCGGATACGATCCGTGGGGCAACTCCACGATGTGATTCTCGAGCGGGAACGCTTCACTCGGCAGCGCCACCATGCCCCCGATGGGCGACCGCACGATCTTCGCCATCGCGTCCGAGGGAATGGTGCCGGTGTTATAGCCCCACTTCAGCAGCATCGCGTCCCGCGAATCGACCATCTGCGTCCGGAACACGTTCAACTCGCTCACGAGCGGGCGAATCATCGTGGAATCCGACGGGACATACGCCGAGTCCGTCAGCTTCCGCAACGTAAACAGGTGAATCGGGAACCCAATCAGCGAGTCCGGGGTCAATCCACCCTTCTGATCCAGATCCTGATACGTGCAATCCTGCTCAATCGCCGGATGATCCAACCCGTCCACCAGCACGAGTTCTGTCAGGTGCTCCGGATGCGGCCGATCCTCCCGATAGAGCGCCGAGCGATACCACAACTGCGTCCCGGTGAAGACGTTCTCCGTCGCCTGCGACTGATTCACGCCGTGGTCGAAATGCAGCGAATCGTCCGACTTCGATCCCGTGAACTCCTCCGGCAACTGAAACCGTGCGCGGTTCGCCGCGGTCAACGGGAGTTCAAACTTCCGGCCCAGCCACGGCGCCTTGTCGTACTTCGTGGAGCGGTGCGTGTGCGGAATCAGCAGTTCCTTCGGGGAGAAGTGCTCCCAGAAGCACTGCGAGTGAATCGGCACCGGCACGTCCACCATCTCGCCCGTGAGCGGATGCTGCTGCGGCACGATGACGTCGGTCTGCTGGAAGCCCATGATGGTGCAGCCCACGCCCGAGGTATTCAGGGCGTCAAACAGCACCGCGTCCATCATGTCCACCGCGTCGATCCCGTCGTCCCCCAGCTTCTCGTTCAGGCTCTCCTGATGCGCCTGTACAGCCACCGACGCCGGGATCGGCTGCCCGTTCGCATCCATCCCGATCGGCAGCTCCATCAGGGGCGACGGCTGACAGGTGACCTCGGGACGCTGGTAGAACAGATCCGCCTTCTTCCGCTCCACCATCACGAAGTCCCGGTTCGTGTTGATGTGGGAGCTGTAGCCTTCCGGATCGTCGCCTGGAGGGGGCGAGTACGCCTTCAGGTTCGCGTCCCACCACTTCTCGTACGACTGCCGCACCGAGACCGCCAACTGGATCTGTTCTCTCCAGTAGCCAATCGGCTTCGACACGACGGATGGCTTCGCCTGTTCCATTACCGGGCCAGTGGTCCCAGCGAATCGCGCGCCGCCGTCTGCTGCTTGATCCAGCCGAGCGACATCGGGGGCGCCACGACGGTCTTCTTCACCGTACGTCCATAGATCAACCGGCTCATCGCCCCATACCGCCAGGCGTCCACCCAGTGATCGTCGCCACCCGTGTCAATGTCATCCGGATCCTTCTTGTCACTCACCTGTGCCGGGAGACTCCGCAAGCCATACGTGCACGATACGTCCACCGTCAACCAGGGACGCCCGTCCGGCGCGTCCCGCAGCAACTCGTGACCCCTCAACATGGGCAGGCCGAACCGCAACAACGTCTCCGCAATCGACTCGCCTTTGCCGTGGCCCGTCTTCGCCCACATGCTCGGATCCGCCGCCACGTACTGCACCTTCTTCAGCCCCATCCGCTTGTTCCGTGCGTGCCATTCCCTCGCCACCGACTCCACCGACGTCTGCTGGAACTTGTACTCGTGCGCGATGTGCCAATGGCCGTCTCCCACTGCCGCCCACCACAAACAGACCCCCGGTGCGTTGAATCCCCAATCCATCGAGCACACCCACGTCGTGTCTCGCGGAATGACGATCTGCGCTACAGCCACCGGCTCTTAAACTCGCCGCACCAGTCGTCCTTCGCCACATCCGGCCAACTACTCGCCCGGTTGTCGCGCGGCACACCCGCCACCGGGGGATAGCGCCGACACTCCAGCCGCGACACGAACCGTTCCTTGTCCTCGGCCTTCTCGCAGAACTCGCAGTTGTAACAGGCGACCGCGTCCACGCTGCTCACTGAATCACGCACTCCGCGATGTGCCGAGATGGCGTCCACTCCCCGCTAAACACGTTCCAGTCCCCGTGCCGCAACTGCTCATACCGCGTCTTGTTCAACACCGCCAACGACCGCTCGTAATCCGGTGGCAAGTAGGGGTTGTCGTCCAACGACGCCGGCAAATACCCCCACTCCTCCGGGTCGTAATCCTCTTTCAACGCCGGATACCGCTCGAGGTCAGGACTCTTGTCAATAAAGAAGTCCCGCAGAAACGCCGCCGAAGGTCCGCCAGGATTCGTGGACGGCAGGAACCGCGGCATCACCACCGCCGGCACCTTCTTCCCGTCCGGTCCCCACACCTCGTAATAGACCTTCCGCGCTCGTGTCGAGAGTTCCGCCAGCGGCGTCGTCCCGTCCACCGTCACCGGATACAGACTCGCCTCGTCCGGCGCAATGTCCCCGTACTCCATCCCGATGTACCGCTGCAAGGCTTCCGTCTCCGCCATGTGCCCGCAGTGAATCACCGACTGATCCGAGCCCTTCCCAAACACCGCCATCCGATCCGTCGCCAACCACCGCCCCCCAAGCTCCGGCACCTCGTAGGCCATCTTGATCGTGTGGTTGCCCTGGAGCTGATCCCAGTTCTCGCGCAGCAGCAGCCCTTCGTACCCCGGTATCTTCAAGGCTCGCGTGTACAGGTACCGCCGCAGCCCCACCGACTTCCCCGGTCCCGCCTGCCCGCCCCACAACAGGTACTTCTTCGTGCTCTCGTAAAACGGTACCTGCGCCGGCAACGGCACGTACACCGCCTTCCGCTTCTTCCCGGCCTGCACCACGAGCGCGTGAGCAATCTGGCGCGGCCAATCCGTTGGGCACACCCAACACCGCAAGCCCTCGTACTCGCCTATCACCAGCAGTTCGCTACACCACCCACACCGCACCCTGTGGTGCCTCGTCCCAGGTGCGTCGTCCTTCAGCCTCGCGTAGGCAGCTTTTTCAGCAAACCTGTTGAGACTCCTACCGCCATCGCCGCCGGGGGTAGGGTCCCCTTCGATTCCCGCGCCGGGTTTGCCTTCTCTGCCTTCGCTTGACATTCGCTAGAGCTGGTGTATCCTCTGTATAATCAGTGAGTTACAAACTTAACATAACCCTACTTATCAGACTCACTCACATTTACTGAGGAAATCTGCACACCTTCGCTCTCGAGCTGCCTGGATGGGGGCGAAAGCATGATGCCTACGTTCACCTGCCCTCCCCCTCCGACGATGACAGTTACGCCAGATGCCTGCTCGTTCGCTAATACCCCTATCCCCTTGAGTACAGCGACCTTATCCGCTGGCCTGCCATGCTTCACGATATCTTTCGCCATTGGCATGGCCTGAGCGCGGAAGAATGTGCTAGCAGCGTGGCTGGTATCGGCCATCTGTTTCAGCCAGTCTGAGACGCTGGACTGGTTGCAGCCAATGACTTGTGCAATTTGGGTTTGCGTCTTGTCTTGGCTGTGGAGCTGGAGTATCAAGGCGCGGTCAGCATCAGTCAGCCGTTTGTATTTCGGCTTATGTGCTGGCCTGTCCAGAGTGGTCGTCTGCGCAGTCGGCAATTATGGATGCTCCCATCCAAGTTGTACGGCGCTACCTTATTGCCTGATTGGGCTCGGTACGGCTTCGCTCTCAGCTTGATTGGGGTGTTACACCAGAAGCAGCGCTTGTCCGTAAAACCGTTAGGTTGGTCTACCGTGTCAATAGACTAAGCGTGGACTGCTTTATTGCTGTGCAAGATATGGCGTACGGTGCAGGCCTACCGCAAAATGTGGCGTGAGTGTATCGGTATCATGTTAGGGTAACGAGATACTTGCGCGATACCTGTTGACAACTAATTGGTATGCGCTCATACTCTCTTCATGGTTAACGCACACATCGTTCCGACCGTGCACAAAGGCGTCTTTTACTGGAAGACCGCAGACGCCGCGCGAGCGTTCGCAGAACTCCACGGCGTGAACATCTTCACTTGGTCGGATGTCTCCACGCCCCGGATCGTGACGTATGGCCGTGGCGCTGCTATTCAGCTCTACCGCTCCGGGCCATACGTCGGACCGACTGTGTCCGTCACGACCGACATCGCGTAACACTCGTCACGGCAATCACGCCGACCCTTGAAAGGTTGAGAAGCAGATGGCTACCACGCACTACATCAACGGATGCCGCGCCTACGATCTTGTGATCGTGTCATCACGCTTCGGTACCTTCACCGACCGCTTCTGGTCCCGTTGCCTGAGCGATGCCATCGCCGCAGCGATGAAAAAATGGCACCCGGTAATCACGCCGACCGTGAAAGGTTGAGAGTGTAAGCAGATGACCAAATACTTGCGCGACATGGAACGGCCGATGGCGCTGGGATACGAACTCGACCGCGTAACGCTCACACCGATTACGCGCACGATCAACACGTCGCGCGTGGGGGATTTCGGCGCCGATCCTGTGGGCGATGGCACATTTCGGATGGTGCCGTCTGGCGACATTGTCGACTTCGCTGAGCGTAACCGCAGACTCGCCTAAACCCGTTCACCCGAACATCACGCTATCCCCTTGAAAAGGACGTAAGCAGATGACCAACGACACCATCAACGCCTACAGCGAACAGAACCTTGCCACTGACGCAGCCAATATCGCTGAGTGGGCAACACAGCCAGATACCTTTATGGCCTACTACAAGCTGGTGAGCGACCAGAACGGCCCGCGTCAGTATCGCGAAGCGTTTCGCACGCATGGCACGCTGCAGACGTGGCTCGGCGTTCAGCTTGGCATCATCACTGAGGCCCGCGTCTATCCGCACAACTTCGGCGCCCGCATGGTGAGCGTTCGCGTTCGGGGCAACAATGGCGCGACGTACTACGGCCGTGCGAGCTATGACAATGGCGAAGTGATCAACTTGCGTAAGGCCCGCTAGGCCCGTCCCATTACTCCACGCTGACTCTTGAACATCATGCCGACCTACATCCTGAGAAACATGGACGATCCGATCTGGCAAGCCTTCCGCGCACGCGCCGCGGCCGAGGGACACTCCCTGCGCTGGGTCTTGCTCGAGCTGATTAAGAGGTATGTTGCTGAAGGACTGCGGTAGTCCTGGGCGCCACGGGATCCGCGCGTTCCGTGGCGCTATACCGCTGTTTGCAGCTCTCACAGCGGCGGTAGCGTTTAAAGGCGCCCGTGGTCAGGATGTCCCCATGCCCTACGACCTTGCTAAACCAATGGCCGCAGTGTGGGCACTGCACTTTGGGCTGTCGTTCGCGTGGGACTCGTGGCGCACATCCGCACGGAGTCAGGCCGCACTGATCACACATGCTCATTGAATCTCCTGACGACATCGGCCCAGTCTGACTCTGTATCCAGGTCGCACGTCTCGTCTGGCGGTATAATGAGCGGTACGACATACGCCCCATACAGATGGCCGTAATTGATGACGGTACGCCTCCAGAACGCGTACACCGTGCCATCACGGCGATAGGCTCGCGGTTGATCTTGTCGGTTCGGTGGCACATTGTGCCAATACATGCCGCTCAACAATGGCTCGAGCCGGCCGTGTTCGCCTATGTGGAGCACCTGATCGCGCACGCCTATATCGACCACGGAGACCACGCTATCAACCAGTGTGTACCGCAGTAACGCGATTCCACGCGCGACATGTGCGGCCGTACGAAAAACTGCGGTCGGTTGAAGCAGGACGATGATCTGGTCGTCTGGCCCTGGGATGGACTCGAGCACATGCCGAACGACGTCAATCATCGGAACCGTGTCGCCGGCTAATTCAGGCGTACGCCACACCACGCGAAACGGTGGCTGCACCACGCCATCAACAGCAAAGGCGTCAAGGTCGGTCGAAATCACCACGGGATCGCACCCGACTTGTACCGCGCACGTCATCGCGCGTGACACCAGCGACTCCCCGCCTAGCTTCCGCAGATTCTTCCCCGGTATCCCCTTAGATCCTGACCGGGCCGGTATGATGGCTAACACAGACACTGGACAGCACCTCCGCAATGCGTGGGCCGGCATCCCCGCGGCCATAGGTGTAACAGGGATCGTATCGACCGTGGTTGATTTGATGCGCCACGGCCAAGCGTATCCACTCGCGATCGTGCGGGCCGTCCATCACGTTCGGTCCTCGCTCTCGGCCCCATTGACGCAACCCGACATTTACAACTGGAACTCCGAGATACCCGGCCTCTCTGATACCGGCACTGGAATTTCCAACAAGACATCCTGCCTGTGTAAGCAAACGAAGGAAGCGGGCTGGTGGCAGATTGCGCACTGTATGGGCCACTCCTGACCGTTCACGAATAGCCTTAGATCCACCAGCGGCTCCTGCGTCTTGTCCGGGCCATAACGCCAGAACCTGATAGCCCGTAGTTCCTTCCAATGTCTCCACCATCTGCGAATACGCATCATCGGCATACCTCGTGTCGGGATGCTGCAGCACCACGACAAACGGCTGATCCAGGTCTATCGGTGCCCCGCTACCACCTAGCTCCTGCACGGTTACTGGCGGCGTGCCTATCGCTTCTTTGGCGACGTCGATGCTGGAACAGCCGAAGTTCCAGATGCGATCGTAGGCTCCGGTGAGGCAGTTGACTCTGAAGGCGGCGAGGTCGGTGCAGGGGAAGTGGTAGTCCGAGAGCGCAGTGATTGAGTCCCGAACACGATCATCGATGCTTCCAGTTCGCTCTCCGCCCTGGAGATGCACGACGGGGATGTGCAGATAGGCGCCAGCTTGGGCTGCGCCCAGCACTTCATGCCGATCCGCGCACACAACAACACAGCCCGTCCGCAGACGTAACAAGGACGTAGCGAGATCCGAAACAAGGGCGCCGGTTTCTTTGGCGCTCGTGAGGAGGTTTTCGCCTTCGATGACGGAATAGACTTCTTCCGTAACCGTGTAGCCTTGCGCCTTGATGACATCAACGACTTTGCCATATCGCTCCAACAGCGCACTCGCGCACGCAATGATCTGCAACTCCACGTCTGGATTCGCCTTGAGGGCTCGACAAATGGGCTCAAGCTTGCTCCAGGATGCGCGGGCAGTAACTACAACGCAGATGCGCTTAAGCGACATGTGCCCATCTGTGTCGCGTCACCACGTCTCGGATTGTGTCCGCACATACACCATATTCGCGTGCTAATGCGGCCTTCGTGATACCGCCGGCACCAAAACGTGCACGAATAGCCTTCACGGCATCTTCTGTGAGTTTGGCGTCTGGCTTGTTCTCGCCGCGGCAACTGCGCGCACGCGTCACCATGTCTTCCATGTTCTCGGAGTGCGTGCCAAGGACGATGTGCGCTGGATTGACACAGGCTCGATTATCGCAGGTGTGGCGACACTCAACGCCCTTGGCGACGGCCCCATTGCGCAGAATGTACGCCAGTCGGTGCGCGCCCATGAGTCGCTTGCCATCGTACGCAACGCCATAGCCGGTAATCTTGAAGTAGCCGTTCCACTTCCAGCACTCGTTTGGAGCGCAGATGCTCACCCTAGCCCAAAAGCGTTCAGCGACCGTTGGACGCGCCCGCATCCTCATCGCGCAAGGCTTTGAGCAAAACCGCTGCACCTTTACCTTCCGCTTCGGTGCCACAAACGCAACACCGCAGCATGGACAGATCGTCACGCTCTCCACCTTTCTCTGAAAACCTCAGACACACCTGTCTTCATCGTGGCCACGGCGTCTGCGTACTCGCGCATCCGTTTGAAGTCGTCCGGGTGTTTGTCGAACACCATCACGCGAGACTTCCCCTCCCCTAGCGTGAGGTGCGCTTCGATCCATTGTGCGCCTTGCGAGATGGCATGGAAGCACGCGTGAAGGCCGATGCTGTGGTCCGACAGCCCATCGAGCAGTGGCGCACGGTAGACAGCCTCAAGCGGCGTGGGATAGAGCGGAATCGCCGTCAGGTTGAGCGCAGACGGATACTCCATGTTCAGCGGGAATTGCACGCCCCACGGCCACGACACCACCATCGACGCATCCAGCCTGTTCAGCCCCTGCCAAAAGATGGACGACGCCTCAGAGCTGGCGATCTTGATACGGTCCACGCC